TGGCTAAGGTTAGCAACATAGTAGTCATTACAGATGCAGGCGGTACACAGACGCTAACCATCCAAAATTACTCTGAGAGTGACGAACTGGAGTTTTTTAACGTACCATTCGATGAAGCCATAGACGGAACGTTACGTAGCAATTTCAGAGACTTTAGGAGAAAAATAGGGCTTACCTACAATTTATGTACGACTCCTGATACGTACCGATCTATTTGCAATAACATAGCCACAGACCTTATAAACGGTGCAGAGTTTATTTATATCGGTATTGATACTGATAACGTAATTAGAGTAGTTTTAGACGATGGCTTTGCAAGTCGTGTTCAATACGCAAATCAACATGGCTTGTTTGTCCCAAAGATTAACTTTACAGCTTTTGAACTTGGTATTGATATTACGTTGGACTTCGAGGATTGGCGATTTGTTGATGAAAGTGTTACTGAACAGCGTGATTACAGGTACATATACGAAACTGTTACAACTCAATTAGATTATGGCTTTATCGAGTAAGTTAGAAACTATAAATATACGAGTGGATCATGCTACTCCAGCTAGCGGTGATTGGGAATATAAGTTCACCATAAATAGCATGGTATCTGATATTGGTCAAGTGAACTTTAACTCACCATTTGATGAGGCTTTGGATGGCAGTCTGAGGCATAATCTTAGAGGATTCAGGCTTAACTTAGAGTTAAATTGGGAAAAGTTATTGTCATCTACAGCCCAAAAGAGAACGTACACCTCTAGCTGGGGGTCATTCTCATCTAGCACCGTTAGTGCGTTTCTTACTGACTTAGTAGATGCTTTAGTAACTGATGGTGACGGTCACGTAGAGGTTTCATTTGATGGTACGTTTGACGCTATATACAACATATCTACACCTAACTTATCGGCAGCCGATCACTTTCGTTTTGTGCTAGATAGCTCTACATTTAGAACGGTATATACCAACCAAATAGGCAGAAGTTCTGCTAACTTGAAGTTCGTAGGTAAACAAATATTAACTGGTATTCCAGCAGCATTGGAAGCCCCTAGCGTATAAGGTTACATGGCAACAGAAGTAAAACGTAGAAGAGGTACAACCACTCAGCACGATTCGTTTACTGGAGCTGAGGGGGAGATAACAGTAGATTTAACAAAGGACACGCTTGTTGTTCATGATGGCTCTACTCAGGCTGGGTTTCCATTACTAAGGGAAGACTTTAGTAATGCCCCTGCGGAGATAGACGTACAAAACTCTACGATTGAAGCCTCTGAGTTTATTGGTGATTTACGTGGTGCAGTGCGATTTAAAGCAAAGGCTGTCGATACTAACATAGCTAAGGGTGATGCGGTATATATATCTGGCATAGATGGAAACACCCCAACAGTTGGTTTGGCTGATGCTGATAATGCGGCTAAGATGCCAGCTTTTGGTTTAGCTGCTGCCGATATTAACGAAAATGCTACAGGTGAAATCATAACGTTTGGCACGTTATCTGGGGTGGATACCTCATCCTTTTCTGTTGGTGACATTTTATATATTGACACGTCTCCAAGTATTGGTAGCACATTAACAGCTACTGCTCCTGCTGGTGAGTCTGCTCAGATTCAGAACATAGGTAAAGTGCAGAGGTCTCACGCTACCGCAGGCTCTATCAAGGTGGGTGGTGCAGGCAGAAGTAATGCTACACCAAACCTAGACCAAAACAAGATATTTTTAGGGGACAGCAATAACAGGGCGGTATCTACTGCACTTAGTAGCATTGGTCTTTCTAGCTTTAATGATGATTCTACGTTTCTAAAAGACGCTGATTTTAGTAGCAATGGATTAATGAAGCGTACTGGTGCAGGTACTTACGGTATTGTTACAGATAACTCTAGTAATTGGGATACTGCTTACGGTTGGGGTGACCACTCTACTGTTGGTTACCTTACGTCATACTCTGAAACAGATACGTTATCAGATGTAACTGGTAGAGGTGCTTCAACCACAGACACAGTAAGTTTTGATAAGTCTTCAGCTAGTAGCGGTAATGCGTTTAGGGTGTTAGGTGCGGCAGGTAACATAGACTTCTCGTATTCAGGAACACAAATATCGTTTAGCGCACAAAGCACTATTACGGCTGGCTCAAATGATTTGTATTTAGATGGCGGTCAGGTAGTGGTCGATACTAACCTGTATAATGACGGTGACGCTACTGTTACTGGTAGTATAACCGCAGGCTCTATCGTAAAAGCTGGAGGCTCTTCATCCCAGTTCTTGAAAGCTGACGGTAGTGTTGATAGCAATACATATTTAACAGCAGTACCTAGTGAATTTTTAACTGAGACAGAGGGTGATGCTAGATACTTGCAGTTATCAGGTGGTACCATATCTCAGAACCTTATTATTAGTGGGAACCTTACTGTTAGTGGTACAACCACTACAGTGAATACTGAGACCATTAAACTTGCTGATAACATAATACTTCTTAACAGTAACTACGATGGTGAAACACCTACAGAAAGCGCTGGTATAGAAATTGAGCGTGGTCCTAGTAACACCAACAAACAGTTTTTGTGGAACGAAACCAATGACAGGTGGCAGACCGATGATGCCCTGCACGTAAGTGGTGCGCTTACAGCTACTGGTGATTTAAAGATAGCAGAATACATAAAGCATAATGGTGATACTGATACTTTCATTAGATTTTTATCAGACCAGCTTAAAATAGTAGCAGGAGGTAGGAATATAATAAAGATGGATGAAGGTACTGACCCTGATAAGATAGTATTAGGAGATAGCACAACTATTACTTATACAGAAGGTAAAGTAGGGATTGGTACGGATTCGCCAGCTACGACTTTAGACGTAACAAAGACTGGTGCAGGTATTCAAGATACTATGCAATTAAAAAATGCACAAACATTAGCGGCAGGTGTAGGTTCTTCTCTTGGTTTTTCTGATGGCACAGGTGCAAGATTTGCATATATAGCAGGTGCAAGTGAAGGCACAAATAATGACAACGGTTATTTTACTGTATTCACACGCTCGTCAGATAGTCTTTCAGAACGCCTTCGTATCGACTCAAGCGGTAACGTAGGTATTGGGATAACTAATCCTTCAGATTACTTTACTAACTTTAACGATTTAGTAGTAGGTAGCACATCAGCAGATTCAGGTATAACCATAGTGTCAAGTACAACTGATGACGGCACATTAGCGTTTGCTGACGGCACTTCAGGCACAGCGGAATATTCAGGCTACATTCAATATAGTCATGGAACTGATGAACTTTCTGTTGGAACATCAGGATCTGAAGCCATGCGTATCGACTCAAGTGGTAACGTAGGTATTGGTACTAATAATCCTGCTCAAACCTTAGAAATACATAATTCTGATGCCTCAGATTATACAGATTTTGGTTTAAAAGGTACTGGACATAAATATGTTATTGGGGTAGGAAATGACTCTGTTGCAACTGTAAATGATAAACTATATTTCTACGATAACGATAATACTGCTTTTAGAATGGTATTAGACACCTCTGGCAGTGTAGGTATAAACAACACATCTCCATCATCTTCCTACAAGCTAGATGTAAACGGTGCAGGACACTTTGTTAATGACTTAATTTTAGACGAGGACTTAGTAGTAGATGACACGCTCTATGTTGGGAACACTACAACAGCTAGTCACAAAGTATATGTAGAAGGTGGTGCAGGTCATGATGTTGTAGCTAAGTTCAAAACAACAGGAACAGGTACAAGTGACTATTCTGAAATACATATAGAAAATAATACAACAACAGATAGGACTATACTTGGAAGCATAGGAAGTAATTACAGTAATACAGATTGGTCTAACTCTTCGTATTTATACAATACAGGAACAGGGCGCAGATTTTTGATTAAGTCGCAAGCTGAAATGATATTCACCACAGGTGGTACTTCTCTTACTAACAACAAGAGAATAACTATCGAGTCGGCTGGTCAAATTAATATGCACGAAATTGTAAAGCTAGAGAGTGTTAATGAGGACACTAACACAACAACTGCTTTATTCCATAGTTCAGGTCAAACAATAGTACGCAGAACACTTGGTTCTAACGCCTTCAATAGTGATACTATACCAACTAACAATAATCAGCTTACTAATGGTGCTGGTTACATTACGGCAGTACCAAGTGCATTATCTGCAAACAGTTTAAATTTAAACTCTTTCAATAATGATGAAGGCACTGAATATACATGGTTTGACAGCAATTCTAGTTCAGCAGGAAGCACATGGTATAAGGTTGCTCGTATTGTTTTAGGAAGTGGCTCTTACTCTGGCATAACTTTAGAAGTAGAATACTACTACCCCAGTACTAATCATGGCGATAATGCTGATGTGCAAAGATATTTTGGTTTTGTTAGATGCACTAGGTCGTCAGGGTCAGATGGCAACAGAGATGATGCTGAAGTGCAATTCTTTGATGCGAATAGAATTAGGGTAGCAAAAACAGATTTAGGTGACTACGAACTACAAGCTAGAGCAAACGTTAATAATAGGTCGTATGGCGTTACATATAGAATACTTTCATCTGCTGGGGCAACGATAACCCCAGCTACTACAAAAGTAGCAGGAAACACCGATGCTAGTACTGTATTTTACACTGGGTCATCAGATGATGGAGTGCAATACAAGTTCGGTGGTACAGTTAAGGTTGGTTCTGATTTAGACGTAAATGGTGACCTTGATGTTGATGGTGAGGGAACTTTTGGCGGTATTTTAAAAGCTGAATATAGTGGGGAAGTATGGATTAGCGCACTTAGTACAACTAACACTCAACTTAATGGTTTTAGGGCAGGAAGTAGTGATGGGTCAAGACAAAACATTCTTTACAGAAGCCGTTCCACAAATCTTCTTACGCTAAGAGCAGGTCATGATAATGGTGAAATACAGTTTATAGCAGGTGGTTCACTTGAAGAACGTATGCGTATCGACTCAGACGGTAACGTAGGTATTGGTACTGATAGTCCTGCAAATACCCTGCATGTTTATAAAAACGCAACTATTGGACCAATCACCAGTACTACTACCAGCAATGCTGGTTTACGTATTCAGGATTCTGGTGCTAACATGTATTTAGATGGTAACTCCATTATTCTTGATAATAACGGATACTTAACCACAAACGGAGCTTATAATTTTGTAATAGGCACTAATAACACACCCCGAATACATGTAGATGCAGACGGTAACGTAGGTATTGGTACTGATAGTCCAGCTGCTAAACTTGAAATATTTGGTACAGGGAATACATTAAGGTTAGATAGTGCGGCAAATCAATCTAAAGAAATTCTACTTAGAAATGTTGGCTCAGGAACTGCTACTATAAAAACCGATGGAGATTTAAAATTATTTGCTGAAGATGCTAATAAGTCTATTATTTTTGAGAATAATGGTGGCGAAGCAATGCGCATCGACTCAAGCGGTAATGTAGGGATTGGTACTGCGCCTAGTACTTTTGCTAATTATACAAATGTGTCAATCAAAGGGGGTTCTAGTGGTTCAAACTTAGATTTTTATAACTCTAGTGGCACACGAGTTGGTGCTATTGTTTCAAATCCTAGCACTAATCTTATTCTTGAAACTAATGAATCGACTCCTTTAGTCTTTAAGACAAACGAAAATACTGCGATGACTATCGACAGTTCGGGTAACGTAGGGATTAACAATACTTCACCTTCTTCGTTTCTTTCAAATGGCAGGGAATTAGTGCTTGGCGATGGAAGTGCTTCACATGGTATGACAATTTTTAGCGACTCTGCAGGTACTGGTAACTTATTCTTTGCGGATGGAACTACTGGTGATGAAGCGTATAGGGGGTTTTTAAGATATACCCATAGTTCCGATAATATGGAATTTTATACTGCTGGTGCAAATCTACGCATGACCATCGACTCTAGCGGTAACGTATTAGTGGATAAGCAAAGCGCTGATGATGGAGCAACAGCAGGTATAGAAGCACAAGCAGGCGGTGCTATATATTTAGCTAAAAACGCAACAAATCTAGTTTTAAATCGATTAAGCACAGATGGTGAAATTGCGCAGTTTAAGAAAGACGGCACAGCAGTCGGAAGTATTGCTACTGGTGGCGGCTCTTTAGACATATACAGTTCTGGCGGAAGCAGTGTTGGCTTGCGGTTTGCGCAAGCAGTAATTCCTATGCTTAATGGGGCTGTAAATGACGGTGACGTTGATTTAGGTACTAGTACTAGACACTACAAAGACCTATATCTAGCTGGTGATGCTAATATAGGTACTGATCTTGACGTTGGTGGTGCTTCAACATTTTCAGATAGATTAACAGTTACAGATGATACAGGTGGAGATGGTTCGTGGACAGGTGGTATTTTAATTGAAAATACAAGTACTACAACAGGAGAACCTGCTTTAGCTTTTAAACACGCAGGTACTACTGGGTCAGGGTCTAACTATTGGATTACAGGTCTTAATCAGCAAAATAGATACGCAATAGCGTATGGTGCAAGTTTTACTGATGCTAACACTAAACTTACACTTGAAGCTAGTGGTGATTTAGGGATTGGTACTGTTACTCCTACAGGCAAATTCAACAGTTATATATCGTCTGCAAGACAGCTTACACATAATGGAAATGGTGGTGACTTATCCATTATAAGTAATAATAATTCCAATCCTGTAATGTATATAAAAGGTACAGGTACGGCAGACTTATTAAATGTATTCGATAATACCACCGAAGTATTTACTATTCTGGATGGCGGTAACGTGGGTATTGGTACTAATAGTCCTGCTGCTAAACTCGAGGTTACTGGACAAATAAAGGCTATTGGTGACGATGTTGGTGTTGTTGTTTCAAGCGCAGACTATATCATTGGAACTATTGGCGCAAAAAGTGGTGCTGAACCTGATAAAGGACAGTTAACTCTTCGTGAAAATGGTTCAAGTAATGTAGTTATTAATGCTGATGGTGATTCTTATTTTAACGGAGGTAACGTAGGTATTGGTAATACTAGTCCTGCACATAAATTAGACCTTTCTGATTCATCTACAACTTGGGCTGCTAAAATTTTAAATACGAATGCTAACGGTCAAGGACTACTAGTTAGGTCAGATACAACTAATGATGATAGTATTTTAGGAGTATATGGTAACGGTAGTTACAGAATGATAGTTAAGGGTGACGGTAACGTAGGTATTGGTGAGACAAGTCCTACGTTTCCTTTAGACGTTGTAAGGAGTACTAATACTGGAGCTTTCTTAACTTCTGGGGATGCTTATCAGATAGGGTTAAGAAATTCTACAACCAATACAGGGGCTGCGACTTCAATAGCATTTGGTCATGAAACTTATGACTTTACAAACTTTATCAGCTCTGTAAGAACAGGTACAGGTGCAAACCCAAAAGGAGATTTAGTATTTGGGGGAAGACCGTCAGATAATGCTGGTTTTGTTGAACGGTTAAGAATAAGAGCAGACGGTAACGTAGGTATCGGTACTAATAGTCCTGATACCCTTCTTCATCTTTCAAGTGCTTCATCTCCTCAGTTAAGGATTCAAGATACTACAAATAATGTAAAGCTATCTTTATATGCACAAGATGCAAATGCTTTTATAGGCACAAACAGTAGTCACAACCTTAATATAGGTACGGTAAATACTACCGCAATTAACATAAGCAATTCTCAAGACGTTACTGTAAATAATGACCTTGATATTGGTGGTACAACCACTGCTGATGATACGATTACTGTAGCTAAGAACGTAGCAGGAACCTTTCAGGCTCTTATATTAAATAATTCTAGAAGTTCTCAAGATGAGGTTGGTAACGTATCTAAACTTTCGTTTCAGCATAACAGCATAAACGCAGGTGAAATTAGGTCGGTAACCACTGAAGACTTTACCACCTCAGCGAACCGAAGTGCTGACTTATCTTTTCATACAATACACAATGGCACTCTTTCTGAAAGACTTAGAATCAATGATGACGGTAACGTAGGTATTGGTACTAATAGTCCTGCAGAAAAGCTTGTCGTGAATACTTCAAATGATGGCGGAGCAGGTGGTTATATAAGGGTTCAAAATGAAGTTGGCGGAGGTGGTGCTAATGTTGGTATAAACTTTGCCACGTATTCCCCAGAGTTCTACTCTACTACATCATCTGATACAACTGCTCAAATTAGGGCTGTTGATACAGCATCATACGCAGGAAGGCTTGATATACGGCTAAAGGGTACAGGTGCAAGTGGTGTTTTTTCAAATGTTGCTTCTTTTAATAATGATGGCAACGTAGGTATTGGTACGACTTCGCCTTCTTATCCTCTTGATATATTAAATAACTCAACAAGATTTTCTTTTGAGACTTCAGCAGGTGTTGCTAGACTTCTTATGGATGGGGCTAATGGAGATTTATCTGGGGGTGACTATTCAAGTTTAACATCAGACACCTCTGGTAACTTTTTTATAACTACAGGTAACACTGAACGTTTTAGGGTAGAGCATGGTGGTAACGTAGGTGTTGGAACTGATAATCCTGCGGCTAGATTTGAAGTTAGTGATGGTAGTAGTTCTATCACTCTACAAGAGTATAATAATGGAGCCGCAATATTCTTAGATGGTTCTAATGGTGATTTTGTAGGTGGAGATTACTTTCACATTATAGCAGATGGAGTAGGATATTTAGGATTAGGTGGATACGGTGGTGGTGCTACACCTTTAAATATTAACTTTCAAGGTAACGTGGGTATTGGTACTGATAGTCCTGCTGTCCCTCTTCATGTTCAAGGTGCTGATATTGCAACAAGGTCAACTACGACAGCAACATCTGTATTACGTTTAACCAGAGACGTTACTGACTCATCTTTTCCAAGCACAAAAGACAGTGCAGTAGATTTCATGCTGTCAAGACAGCAGTCGGTTAATAATAATCTTCCATATACTCGATTAGATATAAGATTAGCAGGTGGTACAGACTCATCAACCCCATCTTTAGATGTAATGAGTTTTTTGCATAATGGTAACGTAGGTATTGGTACTACTAGTCCTAGTCATTTACTTCACGTAACTGGTACAGCTGGCAGTATTGCTAATATGGTAGTTAACAATGATAATGTTGCTCTTAGAATGTCAGCTTATACAAATTCACATGCTGAAATTAGGGTTGAAACTGACCATCCATTAGTATTTAAAACTAATGGTAATAACGAAAAAATGCGTATTACTTCTGGAGGTAACGTAGGTATTGGTACTAGTAGTCCTCAAGCTAGACTTGCCATAGATATTGACACTAATGCAGTAGGTAGATTTAGAGATGATGTAGGTGAAGTAGGGTCAGGTAACTTCTGTCTTGTTGCAGGCAATTCTGCTAATGATACTTTAAAGCCACTAGGCTTTAGAGCAGAAGATATTCGTTTTGCTACTGGCTCATCTGAACGAGTAAGAATAACGGATAACGGTTTAACCTTCAATGGCGATACAGCAGCCGCTAATGCCCTTGATGACTACGAAGAAGGAACGTTTACGCCAACCATTCACGCAGGTGCAAGTAACATAACTGCTCACTCTAATAATTATGGTAAATACACTAAGATTGGTAACGTAGTACACTGTTCAGGAAGATTCCAAAGCACGTCATTAACGGCTGGTTCATCTAGTACTAACGTTGAATTGGGTGGATTACCATTCTCTGCGGTTGTATCAGGACTGAGTAATGGTACAGGGTGTATTGCAGGTAGTATAGGGTTTGCTAGTGGTTTTTCTGGGGAAGCACCAACAGCTATGCAAATAAGAAATCAAGAGCCAAATGCTTTCCTATATTTTCAGAATGAGTTTCTTGGATTTAGTAACTTAAAAGGAAACGATTTAGGAAGTGCAACAACTATTGTATTCCAAATAACTTATCAAACTAGTTAATATGTTAGAAAAAACAGAATCATACACGTCTATAGACATAAAAGAACTTGGACAGGTGTCTTTACGAAAAACGACACGAGTAACTGACGATGGAACGGTCATATCCGAAAGCCATCACAGAGAGGTTAGGGTTCCTAACCAAGACATTACAGACCTGCCACAGCACGTGCAGAACACCATCAACGCATACTGGACTCAAGACGTTATAGATGCGTGGAACACTTTACAACAACAAACAAACGAAGAATCACAATGAGCCATATAACAACCCAATACGAAACAGTAAGCATTGACCCTAGTGGGTCAGTATCAGTACGAGTCAGCAAGATATTTGTTGACGATAACGAAGTAGAAGTAGCAACCGCTAGAGAGAAACAATACTTTCAGAGGGATGCCACGATCACAGACCTTCCAGATCACTACCAGTCAGCTATCAACGCCTTTTGGTCAGGGTTACCTGCTATAGAGGAGCCAGAGGTAGAAGAAGAAGAGACACCTGTCGAAGAGTCAGAGGGTGGCGAATAGGTACAGATTTTGTATATTGCAGTAACGTTAACGTTAACTAATTTATATAAACACAATGGAAGAACGACTCCAACAACTAGTACAACAACGAGACGCTCTAAGCACTCAAATTAGCGAGCTGAATTTTTTGATTAAGGGCTATGAAGATACCATTGCCCAACAAAAAGAAGAAGCTGAAAAAGAACAAGAACCAGAGGTAGAGGAGGTATAACCAATCATGCCGTCACACTATGGAAAGATGGGTCACAAGGATGACCCTAAAAAGAAAAAGAAAAAGCCAAACGCCCAAAACGGCAGAATGGCTTTTATGAAGAAAGCTAGTCGGAGTAAGAAAGGCTAGTTTATACCCATTTGAGGGAAGTTGTCATAGTACTGCTTCCCTCTTTCTATTTCTGAGGCATCCATATATCCTTTGATATATCCATTCTTAAAATGTTCCTCAGCTTTTGTCCTACTACTATCCTCTGAAACGACAGTGGATCGCCCCATAGTCCAGCCCACAAAGAAAAAAGTAGTAGCCACAGAGATAAATACTAAAATTTCCATGATATTTATTTTATTTGTTGAACCATCTCTAAAAACTCTTCCATATTTAGCTTGTAAGGTCTTCTCTTGCGTTTACCCATGTCCTTATATGCCTTTACTATTTCGTTCGCTATACGCTCATTCTCGTGGCAATTATGAGACCTTATCTTTAATAGGTGCATAATTGTAGTGTGATTCTTTCGATTTATAGCATTTCCTATAAATTTGTAGGTTTTGCCAAATTTTCTTAATGCTAATGCGCAACATTGCCTAGCATCGACTAAGTGAGACTTTCTACTTTGGCTTGTTATATGCTCAGGATTTAAGTGAAAGTAGTTGCATACAGCATTAATTACGTAACGTTCTATCATTTATTGTTCTCATTAGTTATTGTAGAAAAAAATACCCCCCACTAAGCAGTCTAGCACTGGGGGGTTGATGCTCGCATAAGACTGTAGATAAATCTAACTAACCTTAATTAATTAGTCAAGGTTTTTATCATCTTCTTTTTCTTTCTTGATGGTTTGAACTACCCCAATGATAGCCAACATCAATGCTGCAATGGATTCGTACATATCAGGTTGTACGGTTACACCAATAGCACCAGCTATGGCGGTTACCCCTTGATAGGTAGAGGGTTCTTTTAATCGTGCTTTTAACCAAGTCCAAGTCATAGTTACGGCTCTTTTGTTAATTAAATATACTGTGAAGTCCATGATACCAATGATTTTGGCTCTACTCAATACCTTTTTACGAGACCGTTCAACCTTTGGCATAGCAACCACCTTTACCTTCTTGAGTTTAGCCTCAGGAACGGTGCGGTTGTCTATGGTAATAGGTTTTATTTTCTTTCGCCCTTGTATTGCCATTTGCCATCCTCATCTACTTCAAATTCGTGGTATCTGTCGCCTTTATGGTCGCAGTGTATAAACTTTTGATCTGGATAATAACAAATCCGTTTGTAATCAGATGCTCTAAGCTCTTCTAGTAACAGCTCCATGTTAGCACACGTATAATCTACCGCTCCTAGACCAGTAAATGTATGTTCGCTAGTTCCGCTTCTGCCATGTGACAATTCCCAATCTAAGGAACGATACCCTGAGTTCTGGGATACTTGTATGGGTTGACCTATCTTGTGACGTATAGGGTTAATTATGGGCTTGTGATACTTCTCTATTTTATCTACTACGTGGATCGGAACATCCACCATAACTCTATCTACTAAAAATTCTTTAATGCTAAAATAATCGCAGTACATACTCATTTATTTAGTTAAATGATAAAATCTAGGCACTTACAATGGCAATATCAATACGAATAAAAAAACCCCACTAAGCAGGTGGGGTTCCCAATAAATTCAAATCTTATTTAAAAGTATGAAAAAGCAAAGTTTAGGTGTACATCCTAAACCATTGGTAATATAGTAAAAATTATATAAATAAAAAAAGGGGGACACTACCCCCCCTTCAAAAATATCATCAAACACAATGACAATTAACATGGTTAATGTATAAATGTTTGAATTTTATCAGGATTTTCCTGAAAAAAGATAGGGGCTTTCAAACCCTCTATCCATGTGAGAACTAATGAAAATACTATTACATAAGTTTTTGATATAATAACTTAGCAATTTCATCGCCCTGTGTTCAGAAGGGTAATGCCTCTTCTGTTTCTTTGGTTACAGCAGGAGCATCTTCTCGCTCTGCTACCGTCACTTCACCGTTGGTAAAGACCACTTTGCCATTACCAAGCCAAACTTTTTCTTGTCCTCCTTCTCGCTCCTCTTTGGATTGAGACATAGCAATACTCGCATTATTGCCGAACCTAGTTTCATCGTTAATGAATACGGTAACGTTGGCATACGTGCCTTTTTTACCTTTAATTAACGCTTCTTTTGGGATTTTTGTTACGTCTATAGACGCATTGATTATTGTCGCCATTTTTCTTGTATTTATATTAAATGTTACTGTATGAGAATATATGAGACCGCCTGAGAAAAATCAAATCTTTGATTTAGCCACTTCTAAACCCATATCGCCATTGTGAACCATATGGATGTAGTTGTGAGACAGTTGACCTCTTCTTGTTTTTACTAGCTTTACAAAGACTGATTGATAGTCATGAATCTCACCATCTTTCAGTCCTTTTACGGCTAGATAGCCCTCATGATCCCTTGTGACCAGACCCTGTATCATATTAGGTCTAAACACTGAGGTCATGCAGTGGGCTACGTTCTTTATAGCCTGCGCCCATTGTGCGTCTTTGTACTTAGGTACGAGACTCCAACCTGATCGGTTCATGGAGTTGATCGTTACTTGACTAGGCACGATCACTAGCACATTGAGTTGTTTGGCTATGTCTTTCATAATTCTTGTTACGTGCTGAATCTCAAGGGTTCTGCTATCAAACCTACCTTGAGCGTACACTTCTTGGATGTAGTCTATCACCACGAAGTCAAGACCGTAATCCATCTTGTTGATCCTGCACAGACGTTTGATTTCGTCTATGTCATCCACAGAGTCAATGATACGGACATTATCGGCTTCGTAGCCTGCCATGAGTCCAAGTTGTTTGGCGGTGTTCACGTCATAGTCTTCCATCTGAAACCACAGACCTTGATAGCCTTGCTGAGCAAGTTTACTCGCCACAAACGTTGACCATTGAGTCTTACCATGACCAGAGTCAGCCAATACAATGTTGATGTCGCCTCTATGTAAGCCAACGTCACTGTATAGAATCTCATCGAGTTTGTGTACGCCTGTAACGAGTTTCTCCTTTTTAGGCTCGTTCATCTCACGTTCAAGTATTTCAGTTGGAGTCAGCGCAATTTTCTGCGAGGTGTCATCCACCGTCTCGTTGAGTTTATCAATCTCCATCAGGAGATCATCCATTGTCGTGGTTGGACTATGAGCTATGTCATTAATGTTCTTGATGGCATATCTAAGCCTGTTCTTATCGGTGGTGTCTTTTAGCGTTCTAAGATACGCTCTGGTTTCTTGCTCTGAAGCCACGTGCATCATCATGAGTTCATAGAACTCACCAACGTTCATACCATCCATTTTTGCTACGAGGGTGTCCTCGTTGAACACGACACCTTCTGAGTGTTGCTTACAAGCCTCTAAATAAATTGATCGTAAATAATTGAAGTACGTTGCATCTAACGTATTGAATATTAGTTCTCTATATTCTCTTTTAGAAATGAGCGTACCA